TGGTCTATCTTCTTCCGAAGCACGTTGCCATTCTTCTTCATATAATTGTTTTAGTAAAGGTGTTCTCTCTGGTGATTTTTTTACCGACATATAGTAAGCAAGTCCGGAAGATAAACAAGGTATAAATCTTGTTGGTACTTCTAGTTGATCATTATAATCACCAGCATCCTGTATTTTAGTCAAACCATAATATTTTAAAGTATGAGCATTATCTGGTGTTGGATATAAATATAATGTTGGAGTTGAAGCTCCTCTTTCTAAAAAATATTGTACAGGTGTACCCTCTGTTGTTTTTTTAGAAATATTTAAATACTCCGCACGACTAATACGATCAACTTCTATATCTGTTGTTGTATCTGTAGATGTAAAAATTACTGCTTCTAGTATATCAACTAAATCAGAATCTAAAGCGTAACTAGTTGTGCTTGCTGTTAATGTTTTTGTACGAAGCTCAACAGTCCACAAATTAATACCTCTGTTAGCCCATTCAGCCAACATAATATTAAGTGAACGTCTTGCACTTTTTAAATCATAACCAGATCTAGAATTAATTCCACATCTTTCAAATGCTTCTTCTATGAGCTGATCTACATCTAAATCAAAAGTATTAGTCCCGGACGTTGCCATTACTTACCTACTTTTTTTATCGCCTTCTTATGAGCTTGTGTAAAAGTTTTACCTTTTTTCATAGCTTTTGTCATAGAAGCCATATGCTTTTTTGTATGGTGTTTAGAGTGTTTTTTCATGGTCTTTTTTTGACCACCTGTTAATTGTTTCGGCATTGAAGATCTCCTAATCATTATTAATAGATTTTTTGAAATTCTGCAATAACTGTGTACATATTACCAGAGTCCGCTGCACCCGGAACTACAAAATTAACATCACTTTCATTTGTATTATTAGATTTATCTGCTGGTATTCCACCAAATTCTCTAAAATCCCAATATCCAGAGTTAGTTAAACCTATTATAGGAATATCTCCATCATCATCTTCTTCATCTAAACGAGCATAAGAGTCTCCTCCATCTCCGCCTTGACAAGAATACCAAACTCTAAGTAATCCTAAATGTGCTACAGCAGTTCCATCTTCTCTAGCATCCATTGCTGAGACATCACCAAAAACTGTTGTTCCACCTGTTCCATCTGATTGATTGACTATTTTGATTACGACACGATTGTCATTTTGTTGTAGGATAGTCGGTCCTGTTACTACGTCTGCCATGTTCCCTCCTTAATTAAGAACTGTGGGGCCGAAGCCCCACTTATTTATTTATTTAATTTTCAAATACGTTTCTGCTGCAACAAACATAATGTACGTTTACTGCTTCCGCAGCGCCCGCGCCAGCTTCAATTCCAACATATGGAATTAAGTTAACGTCATTAGTTAATGCACCACTTTTAGTAGTACCTGTTGTTACTGCTGTACCACCAGTTGAACCAGAAGTACTTGTAACATTATACTGAATACCATTTACAAAAATAGAAGCTTTTCTGTCACTATCTATTTCAAATCTTAAATGATAAGGCGTATTTGTTTCTACAGTAACTGGTATTTGACTAATAAAGTCAGTTCCACCAATACTATGAACAAAGTGCCATGTAGTAAAATCAGTAAATGCTTCTGAGTTAGTTGCATCAGTTTGAAATTTAAAATACACTTGGTCATCATCAGTTGCAACTAATTGGTCATTAGTTAACTTTAATCCAGCCCAAACTTTTTGATTATCAAGTGCAGGTAACATAATTGATGTTTCAAAATGTACTTCGTTTTCTGTTCCCCATTTAGTTCCTGCCCACGCTGTTGCCGCAGTGTCTAAGTGAGGTGTTAAAATTGCTTGGTCTTGATCTGAACCGGCTGTAGTTGCTAGAACTCCTGCTGAAGTTGAAGCAAATGTACATAATGCAGTAGTCATGTTAGTTCCAAGTGCTTCCCAGTTTCTATTTAAAGCTCTTTGAACTTCAACTGTTGATACTTGGTCAATGTTTGCATTGATACCCGGTCTTTGTAAAAACCATTCGTCTAAGTAATATCGTCTAGCGTCTTTAGCTGTTGTACCTAAAGTTCTATCACTATCTACTCCTGTAGATGCAGTCTCAGTAAATAATTTAAAATTATTTTTAGATCTTACCGGACCACTAAAGCTTGTATTAGCCATAATTTTTCTCCTTGGTTGTATAAACCATTTGTTATGCTGTCTTTATACCGTCTGCCTAGCCAGTCTGCATAACTATTTTACACTAGGGTGTTAAATATGGGGGCGCATGGCCCCCACAAAGAAAATTTGTCTTATGCTCCCGGAGAACCGAAAATACCTCTCCAGTCAGAGAATCCAAAAGAATATCTCTCTCTAGCTTTGTATTTAACGTTTCCAGTTTCAAAATCGCCTTCCATTTTAGTAGCAATCGCTGCTCTTTGGAAGTGTTTTAAACCGTTAGGTGCATCAGTTTTAATGAAAAATGCGTCAGTATCAGTTAAATAGTTATTAACTACATAACCTTGTGGGATCATACCCATGCTACCTAAAGCATTAATATCATTATCACCAGTTCCAACTCTTTGACCAGATTTCATCAATCTTTCAGCAGTGAATTGAAGATTAACTGGAATAATCATTTTCACACCATTGAGAGCGACTTTTAAGCCTCTATCATCAGTGATTCCAGCAATATCAATCAACGCTTGCTCTAAAGATGTTTCATTTAGGTCAGCAGCAGTTGTTAGTTCGTTTTTTACGTTTCCGCCAGTTGTAGGGTGAGCAGTAGAAAATAATTCTACGCCGTCTCCACCAGTAAAAGAACTGTTAAAACCGTTATTTAAAACGTTAGCAGCTTTTACTTGTTTAGCGTTACTCATTGAACGAGCTAGTGCTTTAGTATATCTAGAACTGATTTTGTCATAAAGGTTATCCTCTACAGCTTCCTCAGTAATAGCAAAAGCAAGTGCTACAGTTTCGTGTGTATAGCGAGCAGTGAAAGACTCAGTTGCATCATCAAAATTAACTGATGATCCTTCTGGTTTTACCTGTGCTGTACCGAAACCGGATAGCATTACTTCTTCTTCAAATGCTCGATCAGAAGTTTCTGTATCGAAGATTTGTGTATGTTGATTTTCGTATCGGTCATACTCTAACCCGAACAAAGCATTAAGACCCGGTTCAAGCTCTTTGACCAGTTGTGATCTAGAAATAGCCATATATGTCTCCTATTAGCCTAATGCTGTTGTTAATAAGTAAGAATGTTCGCCAGTATTCGGAATAACGTAAGCGTTAGCGTTTGCACTAGCTGTGTCACTGTTATTCGGATCTTTTGAGATACCTATTTGTTTAAATTGTCCAGATGTTGTAACTGTAGTAGTATCTAATTCGCCAGATGATCTGCCGGTAGTAGTGCTTCCACTTTTACCTACAAAATCAAATCCACCGAAGTTCATAGCTGCTGTGCCAGTTCCATCATGTTGGACTTCAAAGACAATCCTTGGATCGTCGTAAACATTTGCAATAATATCAGAAGCATTTGTGCTTGCTGGATAAAAATTACTAAAAGTTGGTTTCCCAGTTGTAGGGTCAGTATAAAAACATCCTGCAAAAATACCTAGAATTACACTAGGAGTTCCTGCTGAATCGTCAGCTACTTCAATACCACCAGCAGTTACCGCTAATACGGGTGAACCCATAAATATGCTAGTGCCATAGTTGGCTGCGATTTTGTATTCGTTTGTTCTTATTTCCCCACCACTAAGATGTCTCACGGGTCTAAACCCGAAAGCTGCGTCTTTATTTGCCATCGTTAGTTTCCTTTTTTTAAAGGGTTAAATTTTATTATTCGATGGACAAAAGAGCTAAAAAATTAGTTCTTTCGGTTACCACCGAAGGTTACACGAGATTGCCTATCTGGTTTAGAGATCGGCATACTGGGGTGTTGTTCCTTCAATAGATCGTTTGCAATAGCTTCTTCCTTATCTCTCGTTTGTTGTGAGAAATAGGCCATACGCTCTTCAACGATTTCTTCTGGAATTTTAGCCAGTAGTAAACCACCAACTCCTATTACACCTTGGTATTTTCCGTCCTGTATTGTTGGATATTGATCGCCGGAATCTGCTCTTACGAGTTCAAATCCTTCTCTTAACCTAGCATTTAAATTTTTATTATCTGCTTGGCCTAAAGTTTCAGCGCGTATCCACCTAAATTTGTACCCATCGGGTGCAGGAGGTGCGTCAAGGGATGACGGGGGTGCCCATGGTTTCCTACGAGTCGTTTTCTCGCGGGATAGAGCAGCGCGTGGAGTCTTATTTTCATCAATTTTATTCATATGCCTTACTCCTTCACGTATTTCGCATATTCTTCTAGTGGCACACCTAATTTTTTAGCAATCGCTACTTGAGATGGCGTGAGTCTCACTGTTTTGCGTCCAGATCGTGTGGTCCTTTGCGCGGATGCAACAGTTTG